CGATGTTGATAATGAAGTTTCTGTTTACACCAACACTGGTATTACTTATTTCAACAACGATCTGGTTGGTAGCTTTTACATCCTGTTCCGGATCTATGGTTACAGTATAACCACTTAACTCACCGGCCTTTTCCATTTCGGTTAAGTAGTTGCCAGCTTCGTTTTCCAAAATGCTTAACGATTCGGGGGCCAGCTTGCCGGTACCTTTCTGCAGCAGCGATGGGCCGTTTACTTTAGGCATCATCTTCGCATAAATACCACGGATGGCCTTATCCATTGTAATGTTATCCTCGGCATAAGCATAGTCGCTCGTTGCCGGGCATGCACCGTGGCTGTCATTAAAATATGAACCTGTAATATTTGGATACTGTTTTAAGAAGATGAGACGCTTCAAATCCAGTATACCATTTGCCCTGGTATAGTTATTTGCAAGCGATTTAATGAGCGTGCCATTGGCAAGTGCCGGCACATCCAGTTCGCCACCATCCACAGCCATATTGAATTTTTCAACCCATCCAATATTTTCATGCACTTTGGCAAGTGCTATTGCGCCAATGGTTGCACCAACAATACCGATTGAATATGCCGGGGCAGATGCAAAAAGCTCTGCACCCAAAGCAGCACCATCCTGTGCAGTTAATAAGTGAACGTTAGGGCTGGTAAGGGCCGATAAGTCGGGGAAATTATCATCTGCAACTCCTGAAAAATTTGGAGCATAAAATATTTCAAACATGCTGATTTCTTCAGCAGCTGCATTATACTGATCCTGCAATAATGAAAGCTGGCCAACTGCAAAAGGCTTTCTTGTCCATACACCGCACTTGCGGATTTTATTACCGGAAAAAACACGGAGATCGTTTATTTCGTTAAACGTGTGTTCAGCTTCTGGTGCAGGCTCTGCAAATACACCTACATATAAAATGGCATTGGGGTTTACCCTGAATGCTTCGTTGATATGATAGGCCATTACCTTAATGATCCAATCAACACTTTCAGCATCAAAGCCGAGGGCCAGTGCAGCGGCTTCATCAGCAACCACCTTCATCCTGTCGGCATCTTCAAAAGCAGCAGGCAATGTATCGCTGTAAAATGCCAGGGCAACATAATGATCCTGACCTGGTATTACTCTTTTGCTGCGGTTATTCTGTTTATTAAAAGTTATGCTACCCATTTTGCTACGGTTGAAATGATTTTGAAACGGTTGGTAAGTAACTTATAGCAACCATACAGCAGGAGCAATACAAGGGATGCTTTACCTGCTTTGATAAATAACCTGTCCCACCAGGTGTTATAATAAATTCTTTCGGGCGGTAGTGTAATAGTTACCAGCCTGTCTTTTACTGTATTGGTGTCTGAACTGGTAAACCTTTCTTTCCAGCTCATGTAAATACTGAAGCTGTCGGTAATGTTATCGATGTCCAGTATGTTATCCTGTATAACAAAAATTGGAGGTTCCGCATGCTTGCCAGCTTTGTAATCAAGCAACTGTTTTACCAGTACTTTACCATTGCTGTCGCACTCCAGTAGTGCTTTAATGTTAGCCTCATCAGGCGGAATAAAGATGAAGCTATCCTTTACCACCTCAACGGTTTTTGTATTAATAACCGTGTTGGTAGAGTCCTTGCTGCTGTACACTGGCTGGGGCTTTGTACTACTGCAACCAATGGCAAGCAGCAAGGAGATATGCACTACAATTTTTTTCATTATTTCTGATCTTCTGTTTTTGTACTATCAGCTGCTGGTGCTGCTGGTTCGGTTGCAGCTGGTGCTGCAGGTGCTTTAGCAGCAGGCTTTGCAGGTGCTTTAGCAGCAGGTTTCGCAGGTGCCTTGGCGGCAGGTTTTACAGGCGCTTTGGCGGCAGGTTTTGCAGGCGCATTTGCAACTACTTTATCTGCTTCAACCGGCTGGGCAGTTTCATCAGCAACAAACTTTTCAACTTTGCAGGTTTCTGTTTCACCTGGTTCGTTTAAAGTACCGTTGTGGTTTTTGGCATCATGCTCTTTAAAGAAGTAATTCCCATCAGCAGTACCAAAAATTTCAGTTGCATTATGGGCCTTCATCAGCCTTGCGGCATCTGCCTGCAACTCGTCCCTTGTCAATTTTTTCATAACAATTTTTTGAATGTTTTAAATGGGAGGGCTTTTATTACAAAGCCCTCCCGACTTCTGATCTGTATGAGTGGTTGTGGTTATAGTGGGGTTACTCGTCTTTACGGCGCAGGTAGGTAAATGTTGCCTTACTGGTTTGTGTGCCTGATGGTATTCGAATACAAATCCTGTAGCCGGTATAAGTAGTTCGGGCAATAGGCCATACTTTGCTGTTAACTGTAATATTGGTGAGCTTTAAAGTATCTGTATTTACATCTACCCATGTAGTGCCGTTTACAGTTCCCTGTAACAGGCCGATGCCGGTGGTAGGAATGGTACCAGATAATTTATTAAGATCAACCTGAAAGGCTACGATCTTTGAAGGCACCACATCGTAAGTGGCATAAACTGTATCTGCATTCAATGCGGTATCACTTCTAACGGATACCCTTTCCTGTGCGCCTGCCGTGCTTAAACAGGCAGCTGATACTACGATTGCTAAAACTGAAAATAATTTTTTCATATACTCTTATTGTTTTTTGAAGGTTTATAAAACCCCGGTTGAACAAGCCTTACGGGACTATAGCCGGGGTTTTTTCGTGTTGGGGTTTTTAAACTTTGTCGCTCACCAGTTGGTAGAAGCCGTCTGCCTTTTTCTTTGCAACTACATTCCAGTGACGGAAGCCTACTGTATTGCTCCTTAAAGCAGGATCAGTTGAAGCCATTTTGTAGAACATTTCAGGAGCTGAATCAGCAGCTGCAAAACTTCTTTCTGGTAAAAAGAATAATGAAGAGTGCAGATCGTTAGCGCCATCGTATGCGGAACCGAATGCTTTCAGGTTAAAGTTTCCATCGACATCTTTTGTATACCTGGCATTCCTTGTGAACTTAAAGATGTTCCAGCCATTGTAAGGGAATAACTCACCTGTCTGTGCATTTTTCCATTGCTTGTCAAAATGCTGATCCAGCTTTTGCAAATCCGCAATGTGACGGAAATCTAATACTGCAATACCTGCATCCTCTGCCCAGCCGGGTCCACCTTCATCGATAGGAGTAGAAGTGATCTCACTCATCATGATCATATCATCAGGAGTCATACGGTGTTTAGCTACGGCCCTGCCATCGGAAGCACCAGAGGTTGTTTTAATATTTGCTTGCGTGGTTGCAGCTAAACGGTGTGCTGCTTTAACTGCGGCTTTATCACTGATGCTGTTCATATGCAGGTCGAGCGTTACAGCCATCTTATCGTAGCTGATTGCCCTTAACTCTGTAAGTGATACACGGGTGTTTTCAGTATCCATCCTGTCCAGGCTGATTGGAATGTCCGCATCTGTTCTTCCTGCGGTTGGCACCGGGTTATTTTCATCAATTGCAAGGTTGATGAATACCTGCGGATCGGCCCCGATTTCAACCAGGTGAATTACTTTATTTTTTACGTGCTGATCATACCTTGGTATAAGATTCAGCCACTCTCTTTTAAAACGGAAATTCTTTACCAGTTCACCAATCCATGCCTCAACGTAAACACCATCATTGGTATATACACCTTCATTGGTTGTACGCTGCTTACCAAAAAGCAGGAATAGTACAATGGCTGATGCGCCGAGCAGCAACGGGTTAATTTTTGCAGATGAACTCATTACGCCGATCCACATCCAAAACATAAGGAAGGATAACACGGCTTTTAAAAACGGACTTTTCTTTTTCATGTATGTGTTGTTTAAATTCTTGAATGATTTTATTTGCGGGTACCGCCGCCTTTCCTGCGGTTAGGTATTTTCCTGAATAATGATTTAACCAGGTCAACAAAAGTGTCATCCGCTCTTGTTGGTGTAAGCCTTGTAATTATTTCCAATGCAGGAAGCAGAGAAATGATCACAATACTTATCGCATCCCAGTTATCTGTAAAAAATTTCATGTCTAGTTCTTTATTGTGATTGTAATTTCTTCGCCTCGTTCCTCTGCCGCTTCCATCTTTGCAAATATTTTGGCATAGGCTTTCCGGCTATTCAACACTTTATCAATGGCCCTGCTTTCGCCTGGTAGTAAACATCCTTCGGTATCGAGGTCTGTATTACCGGGATGCATTCTTATTCCAGCATATCCGGGTACATTCAGCAGCAACGGCATCATTTGTTTAAAGCGGTTACTCATTGTTATTTTAACCGTATATGTACCGGTTGGAATACAGGTTTTACCCTTCACCTTTTTTTGCATGATCTCCTCAACCGGCATGCTGCTATCTAAGCCACGGTCTACATCTTCCAGAATAAAAGCCTCGAACACTCCATCAATAAGACACTTGCTGATGGTGCTGTTAGAAGTCCATATTTGCCGATGTATGAGTAAATGCATGATCTAATGTTTTGTGATAAGCCACATGATGATTGAGCTACCAAGCCCGGTAAAGAATCCTATAATCCCTGCCTGCTGCTTGATTTTTGTTTTCACAATTGCCAATTCAATGGCCATTGTATTTTGCCGGTCTGTTTGTATGCCGCTTGCCTTTTCCAGTACATCCACTTTGGTTACAACCAGTATCAACAACTCACGTTGGCTTAGCTTCGACAAATCAACAGGCTGGCCCTGATTGTTGCCCATAAGGTTTTTCTTAGTGGTTAAAAATTACCTGTCAAGGTTTGGCTCAAAGCCGTAGTGCGCTTTATACAGTTCACTGTACTTTGCTGTATCGTTCTTTTTGCAATTGGCAACTGCTTCAGTTCCCTGCTTCACAAGGTTTTCCCATGTATCTGCTTCGGTTGTATCATCAGCAGCACCAGCAGCGCCGGTTACTTTTTTACCATTCAGGTTAATGATATCACCTGGCTTTTTAGCAGCAGGAATTTTATTGATCATTGCCTCGGCAGCTTCATAGTTATTTTCTGCCAGCGGCTCAAACGTTGCCCTGTCTCCTTCAACCAATTGCTTATTGGAGATAGCGTTATTGATTAACGATGTGGCTCTTGCCTTGGCTGCGTTTTTAACTGATGCTTCAGCAGTTTCTTTTGCCTGTTTCAAGGAGTTGATGGCAGCAGTGATCTGCGCTTCTGTAGCATCTTCGGGCAGGCCGAGCAATTGTGCAATAAATTTCATGTTGTCTGTTTTTTGTGTAGAGATGTTGAAAATTTTGTGATACGAATTAAACAGCTGCTGTGGACTGGTTTCTGTTTCTGGAACTTTCACAGGGGCAGCATCATAAATGCCATCAATCAACTTTTCAGCTAATGCCTGGTCGGCGCTGATCCACCTGTCTTGGTTAACGATGTACTTTGCTTTTGCCTCTTCGGTAGTGAGGCCGGTACGCTCTGCAAGTATATCGGCAATTATACCCTCCATCTCTTCAAGATGTTCAGCATAACCCCTCATTTCATCTGCATTACCAACAAAGCCACCAGTTGCCCTGTGCGTCATGTAGCGGCTATACTTGCTCATGTAAACATTTTTACATGCTACAATAAACACAGCCCCCATGCTTGCTGCAATCCCATCAACAAAACCATTGATAATTGCTTTACTGTTTTTAATGGCGTTGAATATGGCTAATCCCATATATACATTACCACCGCCACAGTTTACCCGAAGATTGATTGTAGTGCAAGTTTGTTCAAGCATACGCAGGTCGGCAATAAATGCGGCATCATCGATGGCCTCATACTCGCCAATAAATCCATACAACAATATTTCAGCTGTAGAGACATTCACCTGGTTAACTATCCAAAACTTTTTTTTCATCTCGTGTATTCGTTGCGTTTATCCGTATTGATATCACAAACATAGACCGCCACGAAAGCCTTTACAAATAAGGGTTTTACCGTAATGATCTAAAACTTTACCATAAGGTTTTAAACCCTTTTCATAAAAAGCGAATTCGTTTACAGGCTATCGGTGGGGGTATGTTTGTATAAAGAAAACAGCGTAATAAATGGCTAACCCACGTTTGACAAAAAAGGAGATTCAGAATAAAAAGCAAATTGCCTATGTGATGTACATGGCCTTTGAGGACAATAAGATTATTGCTGAAACCCTCGATGTAACGCCCAAAACAATTGGTGATTGGGCAGAGGCCGGGCACTGGAAAACAAAACGATCAGATGGTACAATCACCAGAGATGAGTTAGTAAATAAATGCCTGCTTAGTCTTAATAAGATTCTTGATAAAGCGCTGGAGGAGGGAGGCGATGATAAGAACCTGGCTGATGATCTTGCCAAAATGAGCAAGACAATTGAAACGCTTGATAAGAAGAACAATATTGTTTACAATATTGAAACCTTCTTTGGCTTTAATAAATACCTGCTCATAAGGATGCAGGAAGATAAGGCGTTGCACCCTGATTTAGTTAAGGTGATCAACAAACTGCAAAACGATTACATCACACAAAGAATGGCATAATGAGCGAAAGGAACGAAGCACTCAAACGTTGGCAGGAGCATTGCAGGCACGTGCAGGAAATGACTTCTAAGAGCAATTCCGAAAGCCATGCAACTATTGAAAAGAGAAAGGCAAAAGCAAAAAAGGATTACAACTTTTTTACATCATACTATTTCCCTCATTACTGTACAGATAAAGAGACCGGCGAAATAATTCCCAATGGTGATTTTCATCTGGAATGGGCAAAGGCTGTCTTGAAGGATAAAAACTTTTTTGGGGTTGCAGAATGGCCACGTGAACATGCAAAGAGTGTTCATTGCTGTATCATTATTCCCATGTGGTTAAAGATAAACGGGGAACTGGATGGCTTATTGGTAACCAGTAAAAGCGAAGATGCTGCAAAAAGATTGCTTGCAGATATACAGGCCGAGTTAGAATACAACCAACGGTTTATCAATGATTGGGGTGAGCAATACAACGAGGGTAATTGGGAGGATGGTGATTTTACTACAAAGGATAATACTTTCTTTTTGGCATTGGGCCGTGGGCAATCTCCCCGTGGTATCAGGAAGGGAGGCAAGCGGCCTAACTGTGGCGTGAGTGATGATATTGATGATGATGAAATTGTAAACAACCAGCACCGTGTTTTAAAGGTTGTTGATTGGTTATTAGGCGCATTTTATGGAGCGCTTGATATTCGCCAAAGCCGGTTTATGATGGTTGGTAACCGCTTTCATCCTAAGCAGGTACTGGCACACATCGTTGGTGATGTTGAGCCTGAAGACCCCAAACGTGAAGGCTTGTATCATTCAAAAATTTATGCAACAACCAATGGTGAACTGGAAGGTGATCCAACATGGTGGCAGAAATTTAAAAAGGAGGCTTTGCACCGGCGCTTTAAAATTGTCGGCAGCATCATGGCACTCCGTGAGTACTTCCACAAGTATGTAATTAAGGGCAAACGATTTAAAGCCGAGTGGATTCATTGGGATGATATACTGCCACTGGATAAGTACGATGCGCTCGTTGTTTACTTCGATCCATCGTACAAAGCAACCACGGCAAATGACTATAAAGCAATTCGATTTTGGGGCAAGATTGGCATTAAAAAACATTTGCTTTCATCATTCGTAAGGCAGACCACCATTACCCAGGCCGTGAAGTGGATGTATGATTTATACGAGAGTTTACCGGATGGACAAAAAGCTAATGTTGAATTCTGGATGGAAGATGTGTTTTTGCAGGATCAGTTCTTTGAAGACTTTGAACTTGAAGCAGAACTACGTGGATACTATCTACCGATACGTGGTGATAAAAGAGACAAGCCAGATAAGTTCGCAAGGATAGAAGCAATGACACCTATTTACGAGCGTGGCCATGCAATCTGGAACATCAAAGAAAAGAAAAGCCCGGATGCACAAAATGGCCTCATTCAGTATATGGGTTTTGAAAAAGGAAGCTCAATACATGATGATGCACCTGATGCCGATGAGGGAGCATGGTATAAACTGGATAAAAAAACTTTTACTCAAAAATTTAAACCCCGAATGGGAAACGATAAAAACTCACACCAATGGTAACACTATCCAAAAAACTGCAATTATGGTTTACAAACATTCCTGCCAACTTTCAAAAGTGGAGGTATAAAAAGAGTTTTAAAAAAGCATGCAAGCATGCTGATCATGTAAAAAGAAGTACCGGCCACAAGTGCATAGTGGTTTTTGTAGATGATCATTACCAGTTTAAAGCATTTACAAAGCGGTCAATAAAAGCCCTGTGCCAATCAAAATATTTTAGAAAAGGCACCACCGTGCAAATGATAGAAAACATGGCGGTGTACACAACTAACTGATTATGGAAGAGGAAATAAAACAGCGGCTCATAACCGGAGTGGTAAACATCTTTATCAGCACAATGCTCAATGAAGATTTTGAACTCCATTTAAACTAAGTTCAAATGGCATTTTTATTAAAAGAAGATTTCCCGGCCAGTGTTCATGATGATATACTGGATGCGCTCACCAAAGGTGATGATGATGTTATAACCGATAACATAGATCGCACCATTGATGAAATAAAAGCATACCTCAATGGCAGGTACGATATCGTTGCAACATTTGCAGCTGAAGGCAATGACCGAAATAAATTCATTCTGCGGTTGGCAAATACCATATCCCTCTACTGGATTTATTGTGTACACAACCCCCGGAAACTTACACAGGTAATGGTTAAGAATTACGAGGATGCACTTGAAACATTAAGGGGCATTCAAAAAGGCAGCATCAACCCGGAAGGTTTACCGCTGCCTGCAAACGAAACGGATGCAAACAGCGGCACCGGAGCGCCTATACAATGGGGTGGAGCAGAGCAGCAGGATAACAGTTGGTAATACATTCAAACAGATACAATGAAAAAGAATTTTAGAGGTAACCCTAAAGCAGCATCTACACAACCACCGGCTAAATTATGGCAGAGTGAATTTTTAGCCAGCAGGGATAAGCAAACCAAAATACAACGTGTTTTGATTGACCTGGTTGAGCAAACCAAGCTGCTCACCAAAAAGGATATTTCAAAGTGGCGCAATGCGTGGCAGAGGGCTATCAGTGTGGAGTGGCCCAGCCGCATAGAGCTGCTGGATGTATACCGTGATGTTGATATTGATAACCACCTGATGGCAGTATTCGGGCAGATTTATAATGAAGTACTGCAAAAGGAAATTAAGGTTGTTGACCGGGTAAGCGGCGTGGAGCTGCCAGAACTTACCAAGCAGCTGGAGGATGCACAGTGGTTTATTGACTTCTGTAAATATGCATTGGAAAGTTGTGCCTGGGGATTTAGCCCGATACAGTTTGGCGATGTGATCATTGAAAACGGCATCACAAAATTTACTGAAACGGAGTTGCTGGATAGAGAACATTTTATACCAGAGCATCATGTATTTGTTAAGAACCAGAGCGATCACTTTAAAAATGGTTTTGATTATAATGAGCAACCATACAGTGATTGGTTAATTGTTGTGGG